GAGCTTGCTGTTGGGGCTGCTGGTAAACGGGTTGCTGATACGGCTGTTGATAGGCCTGCTGCACGGGGGCCTGCTGCTGAACCGGTGGCCGTTGTGCTGCAGCGCGATTAATCTGATCCTGTTGGATCATCAACTGCGACAAGAGTTTCTGGGCCTCTACCACGGCTTTTCCGTCGTTTTGCTCCACCGCGTTTTGCAGATTTGCCTCTGCAATAGCGATCTGGGAGTCAATCCGACCCTTGCTTTCCGTAATATATCCCTGGTCTAAAGTCTGGACCCTAGCCTGCATATGCTGGAGATTTGCCTGAACCTGCTTGGCATATTCCAGAGCCGCCTGCTCACGACGCTCGGCCTCGCGAAGCTTGGCCGTCATCTTTTCGATACGCTTTTTGACCTTGGCACTGTACTCTTCGTGCTCTTGGGTCCCGCGCTCGGGGGTCTTTTTACCCTCGGGAGCGGCAATTTTTGCCTCTTCTTCCTCTACAGCGGCAATTTTTGCCGTTCCGTCTTCTGCGATCTCAACCTCGGCGCCCTGTTCGCCCTCGCCCAGGTTGAATTCCAGTTGATCGAACCCGGAAGGGACTTGTACTTCGTCTTTTAACTCTTCGTTTTCTGGCATGGTTATTCTCCTTAGACCATGTGCGTGATGTCGTCCGGATCGGCAATAGTTGCCAGGACTTCATCATCGTTCAAAATTCGGATCTCTCCGCCATCTATGCCAATACGGGCCCCGGCATACCGACCAAAGACAATCCAGTCACCTTTCTTACACCACGGGCCGTGCGGAAACTTCTCCGTATCCGCGTAGGCCAGAGGCCCAGTAGACACGACATATCCACAAACCGTAGCGATTTGTTGCCTTTCCACCGCTTGTTCGGCCAAAACAATCCCGCTTTTGGTCTTTTTTGGTGGACGAAATGGTAGAACCACAATGCGCCAGCCAGTCGGCTTGGGGATCCGGTCCAAAATGCTCTGATCCATGTTCTCAGGGCGATTCTGGGCTTCTTCCTCATCTGCCTTCTGTTCGGCCGCACGCTCGTCTGCCCACTTCTTTTGCAGTGCAGTCATTTCAGTCATCTATTTCTCCAATATTGCATGGCGTCCGCCACGTCGTTAGGGTTTCTACTGATCGCTTTCTACTTTCGTTAGTATCCGGGTCATTTCATCTTCGACCATTTGCAAGCCTCGGACCTCACCGACCAGGGTGTGGTAATGGTCCGAGTTCTTGACACCGCCGTAAATCATTTGCTCGCCGATCTCGTGCTTACGGGACCGAACAAGTTTGTACAACTGCTCGACTAGATTTTCCATCAGCAGATTTTACATCCTTTTGTTTTGCGTGCTGCGCCTTGTCCGCGCACGTTCACGATACCGCCCATTTTGAAGCCACGCGTTTCACGCTGCATCTCAGAAGCGTACTCGCTTGCCTCTTTTTCGCCCTCGATCATGGGTCCTTTTTCGTAACCGTATTTTCCGGGCTTGTCTTCACGGCGACCTACCATGTAGGTGTCTTCTTCTACTTCCGGACCAAATACCTTGACCGACTCATACCGAGCCGATCCACGCGGCATTGCTGTTCCTTTGGATTTCTTGGGCATTTCGTACTCCTAATAGATTTTGGTGGGGACTTTGGCGTCTTTGCGCATTACTTCTTTGACGGGACCAGGGACGCCTCCCTTTTTCATCTTGCGTGATTTTCCTGCTTTGGACAGAGCAATTGCCACGGCCTGCTTGACGGCCTTGGTTTTGCTGGCTGGTTTACTGGTGCCGATAGACCCGCTTTTCTTGTACTTGCGGACCATCTCAGAAATATTGCCGCTGATGGTTTTTTGGCTACTGCCGCGCTTTAAAGGCATTTTGTTGCTCCATTTGTTGAAGTCGCATCAATGTTAAATCAGCTTTCTGGTCAGCGATACCCTGTTGCGTTTCCAGTCTGGCCGCATCGGTAGCCGCCTTTTGCTGCATTTCCTGGGCCTGCAGACTAATCTTCTGCTGTTCGGCCTGTATTCTTGCCTGGTCCGCCTGGGCACGCTGGGCCAACTCCTGCTCTTTGAGCTTGACCAACGGATCCGGTGCGCCTTCGCCAGACAATTGCTGGGACAACTGGCGCAACTCGCCCATGCCCTGGGCCACGAGCATCGCCACCATGGCTTCCTTCTGGATGTCCGACACAACGCCCTTGTTCTCGGGGCCGTACTCGGCAAAGATCTGGGCTTCCACCTGCTCTTCGGCCTTTAGACGCACGTGCTCAAGGATGTGCTTGGTCAGGTTCATAGCCCCCACGGGGTTGGCCTGCAGAATTGGGCTCATGCCTTGGAGCATGTGGCTCACTATATGGGCGTCATGTTGCTGCCCAGCAAAAGCCTTGAGCTTCTTGCCGTCAATCGCATCGGCGTTCTCCGTAGCCGGGTCCTTGGGACGGGGCTCCTGGGTATCGTCATAGTTCAACACCATGTCAATATCCCGCACCCCAAGCGCCTCATACATCCGGCGATAGGCCTCGTACATATTGTGCATCTGCGGAGCCTGCTGGGCGAGCTGCAATTGCTGCTGCGCCAGCGTGATCCGCTGTGTCATCGAGAAGATGTTTGGATCGCTTACAGGGATGACATCAACACGACCGTCAAAATCCTGAGCCTTAACCGTGACATCCGCGCCTTGGACTTCATAAGGATAATCAGGCGGAAGATAGTCAGCAAATACTTCAGCAAGAAGCTTCAGCTCCTGCATCTGGGCAAAGTGCATCCGCTTGTGGACCGCTGACATGACACGCGAGCCACGCTCCAACAAAGCAATCGTGGTCCCAACAGGAAGCTCTTGGTTGGATTCCCCCATTCCAAGGTCCGTGGTCCCAATAAATTTCTCCGCAGCCCCAATACAGAAGCCAAGAAGCTGGAAAAGCGTCGCAGACGTCTCTTTATAAGGCAAAGGTAAGAGGTTCGCGGCCAAATCACCGCCCGGAGCGTCAACATCGCGCCACTCGCCGGGTTGAATCGGAGTTTGGTCCTCGATCCTTAGACCTCGGGCCTTGAACCCGGCAGGTAGATTCGCAAGAGTGCCAGCGTCAACCAACTGGCGAAGAACAGAGGTAGAAGCCCGACTGAGATTGCCCAAAAGATGAACGAGTCCAAATCCATAGAACCCGAGGCCGGGGAGGAACTTGTAGTGGACGAAGAACTGACGCTTGCGCTTTTTGACATCTTCTTCCTTCCAGTTCCGACGAATCGACAAGACCTGCAAAGAGGTCTTCTCGTATGTCACCACGTATGGAATCTGTAGACCGGTCTCAGCCCCGTTTTCGTCTTTGTCTTCGAAACCCTCAATATCCAGATAGCAATGGCACTCGTGCAACGTATATTCATTCGGCTCCACGGGGTCATCGACGCCCGTCGTGCGGTTGATCCGTTCTTGGATCTAGTCTTTGCCACCTGCCCACGGTTTGCCAAGTGCGATGTCCCTGTAAAATCCGTTGACCTGAAGGCGCTTCAACTCGTTGGGTGAATACTTCAAAACATGCGTGACACGCTCTGCTGTCAGAAGGTCACGGGCCGCATACGGTACAATCAAGTCCTTCGGCTGGATATACGGGCTGGTCGCACGATCAAGATAGTCATCATAATAGACCTTCTTGAACATCGATCCGCCGTAGCCCAAGAAGTAGAGCATCTGGTCAAAGTCAGGATCATACTCTTCCATCACTTGCGTGATCTGGTAATTCATGAACGTCTTGACGCGCTCGGCTTGCGCTTCACGTTCCGGTGTTACCTTTCCAATGATCGTGGTCCGAACAGGGCCACCAGAAGGTAAAAGTTCCTTGTATGCCTGAGCTTGGAACTGGGTGACAGCTTCGTTGAGAATCGGATGCGTGACACCGGTTGCGCCATCAAACGGTTCCGTCCGGTCTTCATACGTCAATCCAAGAAGGACCATGCCCTTCTCGTACATGTGCTTCCATTCCTCACGACCACGGTCATCTTCCGTGATCAGGTCATCCAAATCCTTTGCGATCTTCTGAAGGACCTTATCTGTCAGGTGCTCGGCAAGGTTTGCAGAGAACTCCAAAGCGGAAAGGTCATCTTCCTCATCCGGTGTCTCAGGAGCATTCTCGGGAGCATCTTCAATTTCAGCAAAGGCCCCCTCGTGTTCAACATCCCCCATCGCGTCGTCCCGCATACCGTCAAGGGTGCCGGAGCCAATTGATTTTTCTACGTTGTTAAAGGGGGACCGAGCCATCAGTAATAAATCCTTTTCACTTCCCGTTCGACCCGCTCAATAACCAGATCTTCGGGGTGTGTTAAAAACCCACCCTGCCTGAACCGCATCAAAGCTTGTGTCGCGGCGTCACAGTGGTCGTCATGTTCCCCAAACGGGAACGCAGCCATTTCCTCAATGACCTCTTCAGCCCAAGATGTTTCAGGATACCACACCATTCCTGCCTCGAATAGTGGGGCCACCGCATTCATACGGGCGTGCTTATCATTACCCCGACTCGGTGTAAAATTCACCACCGGAATGCCCGAGGACCGAAGTTCTTGGGTCAAGGGCAGCCCCGCAGCCTTCGCTTCGATCAAGATCACTTCAGGGTCCCAGTACTTGCATTCCTCAAAGGCAATACGTTTCAGGTCAGGAAACTCCCACCTGCCCTTCTTCGCATCCAGCAAGATCACATTTGGTGGGCTATCCTCTCTTGGATAGAACACGCCCCACGTCTGAATCAACGTAAAGTCAGCGGTCCGAGTTTTCAGGAACGCGGTATCGTAACTCTGCATAACATAATGGAGCCTAGGAATATCGTCCTTGGTCCAAGGCTTCCACCACTCGCGCTTGATGATCGCAGCCGTGTCAGACGTCGGCTTCTGCATGTACTGGGCATTCCACTGTGTCAGCGGAATCGAAGCCTTGATCTTCTCAAGCTCCTCAAGTTTCCAGTATTCCGGCCAAAGCGCAGCACCGCTTTCCAAGATTGCAGGGAGTTCGATCACTTCCCACTGGTCAGCTTTTGGGTCCTTGGCGGCCTGTTTCAAAAGACGGGCGGTAAGGTCGTTCTCACCCCACCGTGTCATGACAAGAATAATCGCACCACCCGGCTGAAGACGCTGGCGAGGGCCGGAAGTATACCAATCCCACGCATTCTCAAGCGCCGTAGGTGACATAGCATCCTGCTCTGAATGAGGGTCGTCAACGATGAAGAGATCAGCGCCACGACCTGCAATGTTGCCGCCAACACCCGCAGCGTAGTATTCACCTCCATCATCTGTCTCCCAGCGATACGCAGCCT